ATCAGTTCATCGAGTGCTAGATTTTCATATCCTTGATATTTTATTACATTTCCACTTGGCATCATATATTCTTTATAATGATAGGAAGTTGCTTCAGATTTTACTTGAACATCTTTATTCTGATTTGGATGTCCACCATATTTTTCCAAACAAGTTTCTTTCCACTTTTCCTGAACTACCTTATTTGTTTTTGGATGACCTCCATATTTTTCAAGCCATTTTTGTTTTGTTTTTTCGATATTTTCTTTTACCATTGCACCATTTGGTAATCCATATTTTGCTAAACATGTCTTCTTTTGTTTTTCAATCATTTCTTTAACAGAACAATCCTTACAATAAGGCATTCTATGAATATTTAACATCTCAAACCGTTTATTAGTCTTTATTCCGCACTTACAGATAAAATCTATACGCATTCGTTGATTAAATTTCTTATAAGATCCATCAATAACAGCATCTCCATCTTTAAGAATCTTAGTTAAGAGCTCTTCACTATAAGGTGATAATCCCCTAGGCATTTCTTAGAAGCCCAGTCCTAATATAGCAAGTCAATTTTAGTAAACCCATGCGTTTCTTACATAAGATATCTTATCCGAATGTTGGTCTAAACCACAATTATATCAAAAACTAGTATGGAAGATTCAGCATTCTTTAAAATAAGACCCACAAAACGTAGTAATCCAGAGGATCGAACAACTCTTGATGTTATACATCAGTTTCAGATTCGCAAGATAACAACTGAAAAAGAGGAATCCGAAGAATTGCTAGAAGACTATAACCATAATAATAATGTTTTAAAAGGAATCGCTGATGAACTTGTGCGAGGTCAAATGGAAATCAAGCAGCAAGAACTAAAAAATGAAATAGAAACAAAAAACAAGGATGATCGTGTATATGACTATTTCTTAAATACTGGCGAGATCTTATTTGATTATTATGAGTCTCAACAAGCAATTGCAAAAGGAGACGCCATTGCATCAGTAAATAAGACCAAAAGAAAGCCTGGTGATGTCTTGTCTGCCCTTGAAGATGCGGCCGTTAATGAATCGATAAATACGATTGTTCAAGATTCAAATACAAATATGAAAAGTCGCGAGATCTTACTTGACACGTACTTACAAAAGATATATCCTGGTCACAGCCGCAAGTCAAATGAGATGACCGATAGCCTAGGTGAATGTGATTGCGGTGAAGATATGATCTTTGCGGCGAATGAGGCAATGTTATATTGCAAGGGTTGTGGTAATATTGAGTTTATGCTGATTGATACTGACAGACCTTCTTATAAGGACCCTCCACGCGAATCCTCATATTATGCTTATAAGAGAATTAATCATTTCAAGGAACTTCTTGCACAATTTCAGGCCAAGGAGACGACGGAAATTCCTCAAGATATTTTTGATATTATTGTTGCCGAACTTAAGAAACAACGTATCGATGATACACGGACCTTGAAGCCAGCTAAGATGCGCGAGATTCTAAGGAAACTCAAGTTGAATCGCAAGTATGATCATATTCCTCACATTATCAATCGCTTGAATGGCACAAATGCGCAGATTATGACGCGTGAAACCGAGGAGAAGTTGCTCCACATGTTCAAGGAAATCCAGCCGTCTTTCCAAACACATTGCCCCAAGAATCGTCGCAATTTCTTGTCATATTCGTATGTTCTTTATAAGTTTTGTGAGCTTCTTGAATTCGATGATTTTTTGAAGAGCTTTCCCTTGCTTAAGAATCGCGATAAGCTTTATTTACAGGATAAGATATGGGCGTTGATTTGTCAGGACCAATCATGGGAGTTTATCCGTAGTATTTAATGTCATTGTTATAGTATAATATTTGTTTTTAAAAATATTTTTGTCACATATTATTTTTAAAAATAGGAACATTTAAAGATTTCCCGAACACACTAGTATAGAACAAAATGAGCAAGTATGAAAGTGGAAAAATCTATAGAATAGTTAATTCAGAAGGATATTATTATATTGGTTCTACAACTACAGAACTAAGATTTAGATTATGTAAATTTAAAAAAGATTATATAAATTTAAAAAATATAAATATATTTAAATATTTTAAAGATTGTTCAGACATTAAGATAGAATGCCTAGAAGAATTTTCATGTTCTTCTAAAAAAGAATTAAACGAAAGAGAAGAATATTATATTAATTGTGTATTATCTGATGATTATTGTATAAATAAACAAGACATTGATGATATTGAAAATAAAAGAAAAGAAGATTTAGAGGATGAATCTGATAATAATGAAAAAATCAATGGGCAAATATATATAATTTATGATACAAATGGCTATTTCTATTTTGGTTCTACTATAAATAGATTAGATAAAAGACTAATAGAACATAAAATATGTGCGCAGAAACATCCTGAAAGAAAAATATATAAATATTTCAATTCGACAAACTGGGAAAATGTGAATATTGAACCCATAGAAGAAGTAGAATATAATTCAATTGTTAAATTACATAAAAGAGAGAATTTTTATATTAATAAATTACTTTCAAGTAAATATTGTTTAAATGAAATACGATCATATTTATCAAAAGAAGATCGTTATCAACAACTCGCAGATTATCGCGATAATCATAAGGAGGAAAAGAAGAAATATCGCAGCGAACATATGGAAGAACATCGTGCCTATAACAAAAACTACGTAGTAAATCACAAAGAAATTGTCTTACAAAAACAAAAAGAATATAGGGACGCCCATAAAGAAGAACTCAAAGAGTATTTCAAAAAATACACCCAAGAACATAAAGAAGAAAAGAAAGAATACAAGAAAAAATATTTGGCAGAAAATAAGGATCTTCTTGCAAAGAAATCAAAAGAATTCAGAGAAAAGAACAAGGATAAAATCACAGAAAAGGGCAAGAAATATTTTCAAGAAAACAGAGATGAACTTATAAAGAAAATGAAAGAATATCGTGAAAAGGATCCTGAGAAAACAAAGGCACGTCATGCAAAGTATCTTGAAAATAGAAAGCAAAAACTCAAAGAAATAGGTACAATTTCGCATCAATGTGAATGTGGAGGAAAATATATAGATAAACACAAAGACAGACACACAATCTGCAAAAAGCACGCGCGTTTTTTAGAGACCCCATGTAGAAACTAAATGGCTAAGTCTCGCAAGGCTTCCCGCAAGTCTTCAAGAAAGGGTACGAGAAAGAGTGGTTCCGACTGGAGCAAGAAAGTCATGGCTGTCTACAAGGAGCTCAAGGCCAAGAACAAGAATACACGCCTTGGCGATGCCATGAGAGAGGCGTCTGCTCGCAAGAAGCGCGGCACTCTCTAAATTGCTAGTTAATAATTCAAAATTTATTCAGTTATAATAATAGATGAATAGATTAACTTTAAAAAATAGAATTAATAAACATAGATTGTTTAAAAGCAGCAGAAAAAAACAATTAATTGGTGCGATAATAGATAATAATATAAGATTAGTAAACGCCTTAATTAATAATGGTGTTAATATAAATTATCAAGATGATAACAAAAATACACCATTGATTATTGCCTTGTTAAATGATAAAATCGATATAGCAAATATATTACTTTCTAGGCCAGATATTGATGTCAATTTACAAAATTCTCAAGGAAATACCGCATTAATGATTGCCATAAATGAAGATAAATATAAAATCGTAGAAAAATTACTTGAAATACCAAATATTGATTTAAATATACAAAATAATCGTGGAGATACAGCATTTTTTAATGCACTTTTCCATTCTATAAGATATAAAAAAAATTATATGATAAATTTATTAGTTTCTAGACCTGACATTGATGTAAATTTACAAAATGAGCATAAAGACACTATATTGACCCTTTCTATATTTAATAAATTAGATAATTTAACAAAAAAATTACTTGAAAGAGATGATATTGATGTAAATTTACAAACTACACAGGGAAATACAGCACTAATACTTGCTTCAGAAAGGAATGTTGAAATTGTAAAATTATTACTTGCTAAGCCTAATATCAATGTAAATATACAAAATACTAATTATGGAAATACCGCATTAATTGTTGCCAAAGGCCCAGATGCTAATAAAATAGTAGAAGCATTACTTGAAATGCCTGATATCGATGTAAATATACAAAATAATAAAGGAAATACAGTTTTGATTTATGCGATAGAGGGTAATAAAACTGAAGTGATTAAGTTACTACTTGAAAGAGATGATATTGATGTAAATTTAAAATCTGAACAGGGAAATACTGCATTAATAATTGCAACATCTAAGAATAATACTGAACTAGTAGAGGCATTACTTGAAAGAGATGATATTGATCTAAATTTACAATCTGAACAGGGAAATATTGCATTATTTAATGCAATACATCATAATAATATTCAAATAGTAAAGTTATTACTTTTAAAGCCTGGTATAGATATTAATTTTAAAAATAATCAAGGTGTTACTCCATTAATAAATGCTATATCTATTAATAGTAATGAAATAGTAAAAGCATTACTTGAAATGCCAAATATTGATGTAAATTTAAAAGACAATAATGGATTTAGTGCATTAATAAATGCTACGCACAAAAATAATACATATATGGTAAAAGCATTACTTGAAAAGCCTGATATCGATGTTAATATACAAACTAATAATGGATTTACTCCATTATTAAATTCTACACATCATAATAATATCGAAATCGTAAAGTTATTACTTTTAAAGCCTGAGATTAATGTAAATTTAGAAAACAATAATGGAATTACGCCATTATTTCATTCTATAGTGAAACATAATGATGAAATTATTAAGTTACTAATTGGTAAAAAAGTGAAAATAAAGAACGAATATATTGATTTGTATATCGATCATGGAGGAAATGATGAATATATTAAAAAATATTTAGAAAATCAAAATATGAGAATCAAATGGAAAGGATTCACTAAAAGTCTTGTACAAATTATTGATTCAATATTTGCTGTCAAGGAAATAACAGGTCAACCTCCTGAAAAAGACCTAATTACTGCTGCGAATGGATCATTGTGTCCAATTTGTCTTACATATGTATATCGAACTGATGGGTGTATGTATATGAGTCACGATTGTAAAGTTGCAGATTATTATCATAAAGACTTATATAAAAAATATAGTTATACTAAAAATGGACAAAAAATAGTGGAATGGTGTACTGTATGTAGTCGTATATGTGATAATCATAAACATCTTCCTTTATTAAAAGTATCTGATCCTAAACCCAATCCTAATACTTTACAGGTTTTTTATGCATTTGGAGATGATTGTATTGGAAAAGGTGGTGGTGGCCTTCTTGAAAAACTAAGCAGATTCATAGAATATAAAACTATTTTAGTATCCTTACAGGATCAGGTAGGTAAAATAAGTAGAGACGAGGGTTATAAAACACTAATTGAGGGTGTATGGAATGCACCCTTAAACGGTATTCCAGAAACACTAGATAAGCCGCCAGGATGGGATGCTGCCTCAGAAATTTTTCCAGAAAAACTACCAGAAAATACAGAAGAAGCTCCTGATATTCCTCCACCAGATTATTTAGTTGCACCGACGTCTGCTAAAGGAACTAACAATATAATGGGTGTTGAAAATGAAGATATTATAATTTTTACTCATAAACAGAAGGATGGATCTATAAAAAATCATTCATATCCTGTTGGTGATTTTGTTAATTTTATTAGAACAAATAATCCTGAAAGGCCGAATTTTGGCATATGTATGTACACTCCTAGTTGCAATAGTTGCTTGCATCCAGAAGAAGTACGTATTGTTTCAGAAGATTTAGAAAAACTAGATCATGTACTATATGAAAAATATAAAAAAGATTATAATAAATTTTTTGAAAATAAGGAATCACCCTGCCATGAATTTATTGGTGGGAGAAAAGCAATGACGCGTACTAACACAAGAAGAAACAGAAGATTTAGAAAAACTCGTTCCAAGAAACGCGCCTAAAAACCAGTAGATTATATGTTCAGAATGGACAATGATATATGTTTACAATGTAACCATGCTATCAGTGAGAACGATAAAAGAATGGAAATGCCCTGTTGTGAGACAGTCTATCACACATCTTGTGCAAAAAATATGATAAATGAGGCTTTTTTAAATAATTATAATAATATAATATGTTCTTGTGGAGAATTATTTATAAGTTTGCACCAGAATTGGATTCATAATACAGAATCTACAAACACAGACATACCAGAAAATGTTCGAGAAAAAATAGTAGATTTCAAAAAAACCCTTGTTCAATTCAAAAAAAATAGAACCTTATTCAATAATAAGATAAAAGAGGAATCATCATCTTTTAAGGAAGATATTCAGCCCTTATTAGAACAAATTAAAGAACGTAAAAAGATTGGCCTTGAAGCAATAAAGGATTCTGATATATATAAGAGTGTATCTTCAATAATGCGAAATCTTAAAACAAAACTCACAAAGATTAATAATATATGTGCGATTGATCGTGAAACAACAATAAAAGAATTATATGGAGGGAATGACAATCTTTATTACGATGTAAAATATTTATATATATTATCAAAAATGCGCAGAGCATTTAGAATCAGATATAATAACTAGTAACGTCTAGTACTGAAGTTAAGTACTCCCCATAGATAAAGCCGCTTGCGGCTTTATCATATTGGAGTATCATTAATTTCTGTCCCTAGCCATTAGAGTCTAGTACCTAAATTAGGTACTAGACGGTGACAAGTCGCAAGGGACTTTATCAATAACATATAAGTTATTATTAATAACCTATATGATATTTATGTGATTATATCTCATATTTTATATGCATGGTCAAGCTCGCGTTTTTACATGCGAGGGAACCCAACAAGGTTCGCACCAAGGCCAAAGCCCGCGCCCTGTCTGGCCGTTACACCAATTGAGGGGACGACCGCATCAAGAAGAGCGAAAACCGCAGCCGCGACGACAGCGAGTGTCGCGATCTCATCAAGAGGAAGTTGCTTCCGGGGAATGAAGATAGCAGCAACGGCGACGGCAAGGCCCTCAATTAGGTACTTTAGGGCACGGTTAACAAACTCACCAACTGAGAAGTCCATGTGGTCTCTTATACTTGGACTAACGAAAAAAAGGGTGCGTAAAGAAATACTCAATAAAGATATTAATAGAGAAAAATGGCCAATCCAGATGTTGAGGATTTTCTTACAGAGGATCCTGAGATCCCAAGCCAGCGTTTTGTACTTCTAAGTTTTTTGAGCCCTGAAAAAGTTCTTGCTCGGAAGGATTTATTCTTTTTTGACGAGTTTCTTAAGAATTATGAAGTAGATTGGAAGACAAAGAACCTTGAGAAGTTTCTTGCTCAACAAGTCAAGACCATTAATGATCGTATTGATGAGCAGTATGTCAAGCTTACTGAGAAGAGTCTTACTGAAGAGGCCGAAATAGTTCGCAAGAGCAAGATCCCTGTTGACAGTGTTCTTACTGCCTACCAGGACTATGTCAAGGCCAATGCCAAGGAAGTCTCTCTTACGACTATCAAGGATGCGTGGGATGAGTTTGAGTTTAAGAGAGGCAAGGAGCTAGAAGACAAGTTCTATGCTAAGAATGAATTCAAGACGACGGTTCGTGGCCTCAAGATTCGCGGAGTCTTTGGCTCACAGGAAGAGGCCATTGCCAAGTCAAAGAAGCTCCAGCGCAATGATCCCATTCACAATATCTTTGTAGGTGAACTTGGAAAGTGGCTTCCTTGGGACCCCAATCCAAAGGATATTGCTGAGCAGGAATACGCCGAGGATCAGCTCAACCAGCTCATGAAGGGCTACAAGAACAACGAGGAGTCGCGTGAGAAGTTCTATAGTGAGCACCCTAACCTCAAGAAGAATGGTGATAAGAAGGTTGTGACAAGCATGGTCGAGGGTGATGCGTCAACGACAAATGCGATCTTCAATGGGCCAGCTGATCTTGCCATGGAGCGCAAGATGGCTGCAAAGGGTGTAGTTGCTGCGGTTGATGTTTCAGGTGCCACACAGTAAACAATAAACAGAAAAAAACTAATAAGAGATTATTTAATCTTCTATTTGTTTTATAAGATGATCTTTAGCTAATGTCAACACCCTGTCTATAGCCCTCAGGCTTATTTGTGGGCTTAGGAAAGACAGGGCTACACTTGCCAGTATTACAGAAATAACCCTCTTCACACGGCTTCTCGCCTTCGACACACTCAGAACCAAGGTCTTGGAAGGCACTTACAACACTTCTTGGTGAAAAAAAGATCATGCCGACTAAGAGAACAACCGCCAAAACAATAAGAAGTTTTGATAAACCAAACGCGGCCTTACCTCTAGCCATTCTTTCTATCTTAGACCAATTAAAATCCAAAGATCGGGTACTGCCAGATGTATTCACGGAACGACTTTCAATCCTGTTTCTTTTAGAGCTGGTATATCCTGGTGGCGGCAAAACCCATTCATACAACGTGTATCACCTTGGCATGAGGGTAGATCAACACCGCATTGTACATTTGTATTTACGCCCTTCTTTTCCTCAAACATTCCACCAACAAAGCCAGATCTTATTATAGGTAGACGCTGTTCTACTTTAAAATTCATTGAGATAAAACTAACCAATAAAAGTATAAATATGCCAAGTGTTATTGGCCCACCGACCATATTCCTAGCATAAGTTCTGAATATTATTCAAGTTTTCTTACTTCAATCACTGGCCCCTTCACGCCCTTACGTTGATTCGGGTCATAAAGATTAATATCCTCTTCCTCCTTATCACGATAGTAGTTCGCATTGTGTTGCCAGAATCTAGGATCACCTATTCTAAATTCGCCGTGCATTGACGCCTTATACCAAAAGACGGCATCTTCGAGCTTATTACTCTGAGTATTATTTGTAATAACGAGACATTCATAGTTCTGTGTGCATTGATCCATGATCTGACAGAAGAACTCAAAGGTGGGAAATACTGAACCAAAGTTCTCATAAATTCTTTTACGGTTACTGGAATAAGGTTCTCTCATAATAAAGGCATAATCAACATTTGTTCGTAACATTGGCGGAATACCAAGAGGATATTGCATTGTAATTAAGAAAAATACTTTCTGGTGACGACCATTCAAGAATAGATAACGGATATTCTTGTCGTGAATCCAAGAGTCATCATATAAACAGTCATCCAAAATCAAGAAACTTCTTGGATCAATAGATGTATTTGTGATCACACGATTTCCTGTGCCATTCACGGCAGCCCCAGAATTTTGTTGTTGAATACGCCCTGTGACAAGCTTCTGTCTTTTTACGTACTTGTCAATAATTACAGGGTTATATTCACCATGAATGAAAAGAGGCGGTACAATTGAACTATAGAAACTATTTGATTCTTCTGTGCCACTAATAACACAGCCTACAGGTATACGCTGGTGATGATAAAGAAGATCGCGAACAAGTGTTGATTTGCCTGTTCTACGACGACCTATAAAAACACAGACAGCATCTTCTGGAATATTTTTCATGTCGAACTTCTTAAGTTTCAATGTATTTGCTGCCATGTTTTGTGTCTTACTCATTACTCTAACTAGTTTGCAATCTTAACATTATAGATAGTACGCATGCGTTACAGCTTATGATTCAATTCCGGGTAATATATGAGAAGATGGTAAAGAATAAGACAACAAATGCCAGTCCCAAACTTCGTTTCAATGTAAGATCGGCCTTTAGTAAAGATATTCTACCCTTTATCAAAGATGTGGAGCCATATTTCAAGGAAATAAGTGATTCTATACCGATTGTACCATATCTTGAGAAGTCAAAGGGTTTTCAACAACGAAATTTTGGAAAAGCCCCCTCTTCAACGTATAGGGTCATTGATAAAGTGAAAAATATTGTAGAGCTTAGTTATTCTGGTGAAACTGTCCTAGCATATCAAAAGGTAATACATCTTTTAGATGCATATAAGCATATTCGTTATGGAAATGTTTACTCAGAAGAAAATAAGCTAAAACTATGGTCGCAATGTGATATTCCATTTATGAATGAACCGCAAAATCAGGCCTATGTCGATGTTGCCTCTAGTTTTCTGGCAAGTAGTATCCATGAACAGTTTGGAAGTCCCCATTTTGCGAGATTTTACCAAAGTTTTCGATCCTTGCCAGAAACCTACAGACTACATGTTACAGATGATATTTCATCTTATAGGTTTTCAAACTGGTTCTGGACCGCCTTTGATAAGGGCGTTTTTACACTAGAAGTTCGCGAAAGAGGTTCTGATGCCATTCTAACAAACGACGAGGTTTTGCAGCTTTTAAGACCAGATCCAGATATGTGCTGCGATAGTTCTAGTGAAAGCGAAAGTGAGAGTGATGCCTCGATAAATGCAGAAGTTCTTGATACACTTGAAGAATCTGAGAATACTAGTGTTGGAATAGAATCAGTCGATGATTTTGAATGTGAAAATGAGTCTGCTGAAATTATAAATAGAGGTTCTTCGCACACACGAAACAAAGAACAAACAGATAATTCTGAATTTGACGCATATGTGATTCATGCGATCTTAAAATCGATGCCAGTTATTGTTATGCACACAGAACTTATGAGCGGCAATATGGATGAACTTCTTGAAGAAGAAGATTTTGAGGAAGGGTGGTCTGATAAATGGACGGCCTGGCTATTTCAGGTAATTGTTGCTCTAGAACAACTACAAACACATTTTAGTCTAGTTCATAATGATCTTCATACAAATAATATCTTATGGAAGAATACGGATCAAACACACTATCTTTATAAGTCAACAAAGAATGGAAAGATATATAAGGTTCCAACTTATGGCAAGCGTTTTACAGTAATTGATTTTGGAAGAGCAACACTTGTATTTAATGGAGTAGATATTGCAAGTAGTGATTTCAGAGATGGAGCAGATGCAGAAGGACAGTACAATTATGGATCGTGGAGAAACAAGGATGAGCCTATAATGAGGCCTAATCCTAGTTTTGATCTCTGCAGATTAAGTTGCAGTTTGACACGTGTCTTATTTCCAGTGAATCCCGACTACAAACATGAAGATGCTGCTATTATGAGCAAGGATGGGCGAAATGTCGTTAAAGAAACCAATAATGAATTATTTAATATGCTGTGGTCATGGCTGGTAGATGATAAGAAACACAATGTTTTGGAAGATGGAAACGGTGAAGAACGTTTTCTTGGGTTTGACTTATACCAGCATATTGCGGAATATTGTCACAATGCATTACCATCTGTTTGGATCGAAAAGCCCATCTTTAGAAAATATAATATACAGTTAACCGATGAACCATGTATAGCATTCTAAATTATGTCTTCTAAGTAGAATGGCACCAAAGAAAGGACCTACACCTGCCGAACAAGCTGCTATGAGAGCAAAGGTTGAAGCTCAAAAGGCTGCCGAATTAGCTGAAGCTGCTGCTAAGAAGGCGGCTGCTGCTGCGGCTGCCGAAATAAAGGAAACATCATCTCAGAGAAAGAGACGTGAAAATGCGGTTGCTCTTAAGGCCTCAGAAAAGGCCGCTGCCGATTCTCTTGCTGCCGCTAAAAGAGCAGAACTAGGTGCGGCTGCATCGAAAAAAGCCGCTGCTGAATCTGCAGCTCTTGCTGAACAAGCTCGCATGCTTGCACAAAAGAGATTCGCTGCCAAGGCTGAAGCTAAGAAGGCTGTTCACAGATTAGAAAAACTAAAGGAAAGAGAGAAGCGTGGTCCATTAATGACTGCTAATATTATAGAACATAGATCTGATCAGGTTAATGCTCCACCACCAAAAGCTCGCAAGACGCGTAGAAGAAGGAACTAAAACTTTGCAGGGCCTACTTGAACATCAACATCACCTAACTTATAGGTTGTACCCAGTGTCTTGGCAGCATCTTGAGCGCCTCCAACAAGACCCTGTGTAGAATTTGCAATAGATGTCATTGTTTCGGGAGACATTACCCAGACAATAGTTGTAAAAATAGCACCAAGAATGGCATCGCGTGCAAGTGCCTTATTTTTCAATTGTTTGTTCTCGGTATTAAGTTGAATAAAGGCACTGGCACCAACAGATAGAGCGCATACAACAAATATACTTATCCAGAAACTCGGTAATGACCAAAAGGAGTCCATTTCTGAACTCCTTTTTGACATTAAAAATATCTAATGAACGCGTTAGAGGCTTTCGAAATCACCCAATTCCATCTTTTCAAATGGAGTCACATCTAGATCCTCAAAATCACTTATTTCACCTGATTCCTCATCAAGAATCTTGATATTATCATCCATTTCATCCATCATAGGAATATTTTCATAATTCATTTCACCTGCTGGCTCATGCGTGTGAAGCATATTTGCAAATTTTACTTGGGGTCCAGCATCAATAATAATTGTGGATGGTGAATTGACTGTTTCTTCTTTGATAACATCTACCTTTTTAGAAACAGGTATCTCTTTTACCTCTTTGGCCTCAACCTCTTTGGCTTCAACCTCGGCTTCAACCTCTTTGGCCTCAACCTCTTTGGCTTCAACCTTGGCCTCAACCTCTTTGGCTTCAACCTTGGCCTCAACCTCTTTGGCTTCTTCCTTGACCTCAACCTCTTTAGCTGCAACCTCAACCTCTTTAGCTGCAACCTCAGCCTCTTTGACCTCGGCCTTAGCCTCTTTAACTTCGGCCTCAACCTCTTCATCTTCATCTTCATCCTCATCATCGATATTAGGAATGTTATCCTTCAATATACTCTTAATTGGTAAGAGACCACTAATAGCGTTTTGAATACCTTCTTTAATAAGGCCTTCAATTAGACGATGATTCTTTTGCTTTTCAATACTAGACAAATCATTCTGAAATAAAAAGATACTTGACCACAAGAGTCGCCCAGATTCAGTCAAGGCTCTGTGAATAAAATGATTCAACTTTGGCACAGTAATTTGTACCTTCTTATTCTTATTGTTCAAGCGAATTGCAGTCAAAATCTTTGTATGGGCAATAAAAACAGCTGTTACAAGCTCTTCTAAATAATCACAATGACAATCTGTAATTATTTTAGTTGTTTCACGATCAACCTTATCAATATTCCACTCGGGAATTTGACTTAAAAGATCCTGAAAATATGAAAGAACCTTACGACTATTTAATTCTTCTTCCGTCGCCTTTGTAAAAGTTTCCATGAAAAAACGATGAAAGGGTGTAAGAATATAATGAGTCAGCTGTTTCGTATACTCGGATTTGGCCTCGGAATATACAGAAGCACCAATGTCACTCATATCTAAGCGACGTTTTGTTTCATTTTCTCATTTGTTAAACGCATGACGGCCCAACTCAAAAGAAGCCATGGGCTAATTCCATCGCCCAATCTTCTATAATAATCGCGCTGTATATCAAATGTTTGATTCTTTAAAATTTTATCCAAAAGTCTTTCTGGATTCAATGCCTGTGCTCGTGCCTGTATCAAAGCCTCCTTAGGATTAGACCAAGGATTCCAAACATTTTCGCGCTGTTCAGCCAATAAAATCATCTTTCTAACATCTGCAAATCCACGTTTCTCAATAAGAGCTGCGGCATTTTCTTGTCTGTAACTATAATCTTTCATAGCAATTCTTTGACATCTGCTTAGAAGGGGCGGATTCATTGTCGTTTCATCTCGAATCTCAAGAGCGAACTCAACATTGGGTCCAGCAGTCTCCAAAATCCTGCGTAGGAAGGCCTGTGCATCCGTTGTGAGCGTATCAGCCCCTTCTAACCATATAATTGTCTTCTCAGATGATCTATGCTGACTAAATAGCAAGGGTCTTCCCTGTCTCAAAGACCGATCTGTTCTGACAATATGTCTTATAAGTTTGGCATTATCCTTTTTTGCCTTATTTATTATCCATGTCGATTTTCCACTTCCAGGGCTACCACAGACTAACCATGCAAGTTTCATAACTAGGTTTAGCTTGTGGATTTTCTTAAGGTGTTTAATATCCACGCTGCGCCGCCAAATACGCAGCATCTAATGCAGCATTCTTAGCCAGACTCTGCTGTAAGGGATTGCTATTTGTGCCAGCCACAATATCTGGCGTCAAACGCTCTGCACTAACATCCAAATTCAAGGGAACACGGTACTTCATTTCACCAATATCACCTTGACCAGGTGGCAACCCCTCCACACGATTCACAGCATTCGCTCTATTATTCACATCATCCGCTGTAAGTTTCTTAGCGCGCTGGTTTACAGTGCCATAAAAGGTTGCAACAGAACCATTTCCAGCAATTGGCTTACGTCCCTTGGCGATCTGTTCCTTATTCGGATTGAGGCGCATGTT